GGAAGGAGAGGCATCTCACCTCGGGGATTTACCTAACCGTAAAGGTTAAGGTAAACAGCGGTTTCCCACCGCTGCCATTTGAACCACCATCGCTGGTGGATCGTCGGTCTGTAGTCCCAATATGGGGTACAAACCTGCTTCCGCCTGTACTTAACGGTGTCATGCCTGACACCGATAGCACAGGCGTTAACACTACGCTGTAAGAACGAAACTAACAACCCAGAAGGGTTGTAGAATCGAGCCTTGGCCCTTTTAGGGGTTATGATCGCGGTCTCGGTGATACGGAGCTTTACTCCAATAGCCTCATAGCGTCTGTACAAGACGCTCTGAGTATCTATTGAGAGTGGAAGCCCGTTAGTCATCGATTCCGGGACTTTAATTCCCGAAGAGTCACCCTCAAAGAAGGGAATCCGATTAAAAGGTACTGATCGTACCAATAACCGGACCGTCCGTCTAAGAGGTATACCTGTCCTTGCTGAGAACAGGTTAAGCTGGTTAATTACAGCATATCGGTCCTGAATGGTGTCAAGTCTTTTGACATAGACACCACGGATGTTGCGACCTCGAAAGAAGTCGGCACCACAGGACTCGCGGAACGGACCTTCAACAAAGGTCTTGTCCTTGTTAATCTGGAAGCCGGTATAGTCGATGAGAAACAAAACCTGTCTGGCTATCTCAGCCGGGCAAATAATGTCATCACCGAACACGCCCCAGTTACCAGAAAAGTCGCCTCTAGGGTTATGCAGTTTAACACCGCACAACCTTGCAGACGCAAGGACCATACACGAGAAAAGCATGGTTTGCAATGGGAACGTAAAACCGTTACCCATCGTAGAGACCATATTAAGCTCATGTATTGACCCGTCAGGGAACTGGCACTTGTCAGAACGGTATTTCTTCAGTTGGTCGAAGAACCAACGAGGAAGAGCCCACTCTAACATCCGTGTACTGATAGAATCAGACGCGGACGATAAGTCAATTGTAATTGACGAATCAATACCAGAACTACCCTGAAAGGCCAACTTCCGGTTGCGCTCAGGCTGGAGACTCATATCTATTCCAAAATATGAGTTCAGCCTTTGCTCGAGTATATAGCCTAAGCCTAGCTGAAAGAACATATTCAGACTAGGTTCAACACATATACACCGGGAGATTTTATCGTCCTTTGGGACAAAGCAAAGACGATTTCCTGCTACTACACGAGCTTCACCATATTCAGCCATACGCAGAAGTTCTGCATCGGCCCAGGATGGGAAGTTTGTAGTGTAGCGCCTATACCAATTGTATAGGTTATGACTTGTACACGTTAAGGGGGAGGCGAATAGCTTAGTATAGCTATCGCCCCCTCTTGCTTCAATTGATGCCCCAGGGCCACATCGACCGAAGTCGAGAAGTGACCGGGGGTCATCAACAAGAGGCATACCGTACGGGTTAAGAAACTCATAAATGGCGCGTTTAAATTCGCCAAGAAGAGCCTCTTGCCAATACTCTGTCTCTACGTGTGCCATCCACAGCCCACACCGTACATTTACGGTAGTGAACTTTAGAAGTGCCGCATCATCCTGTTTCTGGGTGGACGGATGCTGAAACTTTTTCAGCAACGCCCCCATAACTGAGTTGCATGCAGCTTCGATGGTGGACGAGTCTGGTGAAAGGCCATAGAGCTTGAGTTCTTCAAGCCTCTTTGACCCAACCACGTCTCTCAAATCATCAAGCAGGCATGAATAAAGAGCATTCGGGTTAAGACCCATAAATACCTCTATTCAGCAGCCATCCACAGCTACTGAGGGAGTTGGGGACGGTCACCGACATCATAGTGGTGACCAGCCATAAGGCCCATGACGCACTCGCGATCATCGACCCAGCCCATATATCGACCCTTACGAAATAAGGGAACGAGATGGGCTGATTCGGGACCAACGAGTAAGACATGGAATCTACCAACAGATCCTCTGCCGAAGATACCAGCACGAATCGCCTTGATGAGTGCATTGAGACTAACCTCGTCATAAAAACGAGCGAAAGTACAATGCGCCATCTCGGGGAGCTCGGTCCGGAAAGCGCTTACAGCATCTGTACCGTCTGCAAGGCGGTGACGGATGTATTGTAAGTTCTGTTCTGAAGTATTCTTCAGCAAATAGACATAAGGTCTCATAGTAGAAACTCCATTAGGGATTGTGTGAGAAACCATCTACACCACTCGTCGCAGTCGTCAGCGGAAATCCGCTCGATGATCGCTAGGAGTACGTAGATGAGTAGTAACGCGATCCAGCGACGGTATCTAGATGATACCCGTCGCGAGAGTGTCGCCCACGCCAGCCGAAAGCTGGTTGAGCGCACCCACGAGGAGCGCGATGGCCGCCCGGACATTCGCGGCGTCATATGCATCAGCACCTGCTGGAACGCTGATTTCACAGCGCGTCAGCATGATGTCAGGTGCATTATTCGCTGCGAAATTTACGCCCTTCCTAACAAGAAGAGTGTATACGTTCCGGGGAACGGAGGGATACTTCCCGGTCACGGAATTCGGCGACGGAAGAACCTTTGGGTTCTTCGGCCGCGAAAACGTGATCGTGAAGGGGTCAGACACAGCGTGAGTACGCACAGTAGCCTGAGTACCGCCAAGGGCGGTAACCGCATGCTGCTTGCCATTCACATCCGGCGCCACATCGGTCGACATTGTATATGTCGGCGACGTGAAACCGGTCTGTGCCCCGCCTGTAACGGGCGTGGATAAAGCCCAAGTCATAGGTATTACCTATATAATGATGTTAAAAGGAAACTATCTTCGAGCTTCTGCCAAAGCGGCTATATTAAGCCACTGAGTATCGCAGAACGGGACTCTTAATGCCAAAGTAGGAACAATGGCATTCTGACCCGGACTACGGTCCACAAGCTTTTGGATAGCAGTAGCAGAACCTCCTGAGGAAAGCCTACTTGTGTAATACCCGACGCCAGGAGCCTCACTCAAAGTGGGTACACATGCGTTCAATACATTAGTAACTTCGTTACTACGTATGACCGTCATCTGATACCACATGAGATAGGCCTGGTTGAAGGAATTAGCATCAAGAACAGCTCCCACATTGCTAAAGTAATCCACGAGGAAAGAGTAAGGAATAAGCTCCCACACAGTGGGAAGCACTTGAGACCAAGAAACTCCAAAGAGTTTACGGGTTCGAGACGCTGAAGGGGGATCGCATTTAACGGTCCCTCTAAAGACGCAACGAGCCGTACTCTTAGAGAACGAGGTCTCATACTTATTGTACAGGCCACTTCCAGTCTGAAACGTAACGGGAGGGGACGGCATACTATCTATCGAATGCTCCGCCACTATATGTTGATAGGGCGGTGGATTGATGGACATCGTATGTAACGCCTCCATACCACTACGGATATCAGAAACTAGAGGGGCCCAGCCATAAGCATACTCTAACCACGTATTTGCAATCACTCTCCGACGGTTATGTGGTTTACTACGGTTTACGCGTCTCTTGACGTCGTATGCGTAATTTAACACGCCGTTGAAAAGAGCTTTTGCAGGGTTACGGATCATTTTAAGCGTTTCCGCTAGCTCACCCGCCACAACTAAGCCTTGAAGCTTTTGTTGTGTCGCTAAGCATTTGCGGAGAAACTTAATTTTAGCGAGGTTCTGGGCCTCAGTCGTCGAGATACTACCTGGATAGGCAGCAGATGGTTCACCAACAAGGATCCCCGTCCGCTCACTATGGCTCTTCTGAACAGGGCCG